AACAAAGAATCTATAACGATTGCTACGTACCCATACACTATGATTCGCAACATCAGCTACTTGCCAAGACCTCATTTCTGGAGAAAAGATTGGAGCTTCTTCAAGACACACCGTCATGAAGACACCACCCTATCTGATTTCAACAGAGACTGGCTCAAGAACCGCGCTCTCAAGTTTTTCGACGCAGACACGATTGAACTCGTTCTCACCGCACGAAGACCCGAAGAAACCGACGACCTTGTTCAGAAAAGTTTTGACAAATTCGAAGTCCCCAAGACTTTCATTGTACGAGATGAACATTTTGAAAACGGAATTAAATGGACAACCGAAAATGGACGCCCTAACCGTAAACTACATCCTGTCGCTTACCCCGACCTCAGATACTACCCCTGGAATCTGCCTCCTAACGCAGAAGCACCCTGGAATATCGATGGATATAGATTCAAACCAACATATCGCAACGTTGACAACGAAACTACCAACCCTAAACTTCAAGACGAAGTTGAATCTAAATGGTCTTACAAGATCAGAGACTCAATCACTGTCTCAGATTACCTAAAGATTAAACAATCTCTGGACATCACACAAGATTCAAGGACAAGTTTCCACAACCTATACAACGAAATTTTTGTTCATAACAGAAGACTGGTACATGAGATTAAACACCTCAACCCTAAATTCTGGAATGAAGATGGAACACCGAAGCCCTACTTTTGGAACACAGTTCACATAAAGACTACAGTTGTAGAAGAAAATGACGACGACAAAATCAGAATCGTTTTCGGAGCCCCCAAGCTCATACTTCAAGTCGAGAACATGTTTCTCTGGCCATTGCAAGCTACATATCTCAATACCTCAACTGGTTTTATGATGTGGAACCGCGAAATCATCCGAGGAGGATGGAAAAAGATAAACATCGAACTCTCACACATCGATTCTACGCATGGAATACTATGCATTGATTGGTCTGGCTGGGATAAACGTTTTTCTTTCGAACTTCAAACAGAAATAGACAAGATCTGGCGATCTTACTACGACTTTTCGAAATACGAACCTACTTCCACCTACCCTCACGCAACCCCCGATCCTGAAGAAATGGAACGGCTATGGAATTGGAAATGTTATTCAACAAAGTTTACACCAATGAGACTACCTAACGGAACAATGGCTCAATGGAATTACTCTGGATACGGATCCGGTTACCAAGGCACCCAACTAACAGACTCATTCGGAAACGCAATAGTTACCACTACTTGCTGTTCATCGATGGGAATCAACATCTTCAGCGATTACTTCTATGCAAAGTTTCAAGGTGATGACGCGTTCGTTCGCTTCTTACTTTGGATTATGCAAATATATGGACCAACATTCCTGCCCATGTTTAAAGATGCTGCTAAGTTCTACTTCAACCATGAACTCAGTGAAAAGAAATCATCTGCCCTCTCTACTATCGAAGGAGCAAGTGTTCTCAGCTACTCAAACAAGCACGGATTGCCATTCCGAACCAAAGAAGATCTACTCCGACACCTATTCTTTCCCCGATCAACTCGAAATTGGGAAACAACAGCTGGAGCAGCTCTCGGCTTGGCTTACGCCAACGCTGGCATACATGAAAGGTTTCACGACCTCTGTGCCTACATTTGGAACAACATCGTCCACAAGCACGCTACCAAACCCAGAATGCAAAGAGACACCTTCCGACAATTCACAGGCGGAACCGATCTCTCATTCATACCCGAAGCGCTGGAAACGTTACAGTTTCCATCTTTTCTTGAACTCTCTTCTCTCGTTCAGACACACACACCTCGTTCTGAATTGGAAAACCAAGTTCTTTGGCCTACCACACCCAAGAACGAAGATGACTTCTACTTTCTCAACCCCGTTTAGTT